TGGTCTTGTGTTCGAAGGCTTTGCGGTCGTTTTCGGACTTCTCCAGCTTCTGCTTGTAGTCCTCGACGGACTTCTTGATGCCGTCAATATCCATGTCCTTGTACGACTGGATTGTCTCGTTAGCAGTTCTGAGCTGTTCTGCAAGAGCGTTATACTCCTGCTCTGTATAGGTCTTGACTGCCTGCTCCGGTGACTGTTCTGGCTTGTTTTCTGCCTGAATAGTTTCAGGTGCTTTGGTTTCTTCTGCCATTGTTTTTTCCTCGCTTTCTTGATTTTGGGTATAAAAATAAGACCTTATGGTCTTTTTTATCAGTTTTTAAGCATAATTAAAACGCCCCTTAAAGAGCGTTTTAAAGTTATGTAATTAATCTTCTTTTGATTGTTTCCAATATTTCTCCATTGCTTCATCGGTGAAACTAGCAGTATATATTACTGGTGATTTTGGTGGTTTTTTCAAATAATATTCTAATTTCAATGTTTCTTTGCAGATAGGGTGTAAATTTATAAGTTTTTCAAACATTTCTATATAACCATCAATTTCTTCATCATTCCAACCTAACTTTTTCATTTCATTTCTGTATTCTTCATAAGTCATTTTATTCACCACCCTGTTTAATATTTTGGTTATACAACCGATTTACAATCTTACCGACTTTTTCAGCCGTTTCACGTGGTTCAGGATTATTACGATATTCAGACCATGCTTCAGCAATAGGTTCAGAATATCTATAATCACTTCCTCCCTTAAGAAAACCATCTAAAGCATAACCTGAAAGTTTTTCTTTCATTTCACTTGGATTTTTTTCAAACTCGTTAAATACTGAACGTATTGAAGAGACATACTTCAAATCCAACAAATTATCAAGCTGATGTCCCATTTCATGGTCTATAACACTTTTTATTGTATTACAGCCAACAGGAAGATGTCCGTTTTTTTCATCAATTTTTATTGATTCAATAAATTTTTTATGATTCCTTCCGAAATCTTCATTTATAGAAATACCATAAAACTCGCTTAAATCTATTCCTGTTTCCCCATAAAAACTTTGAGCATAAGTTTTAGGTTTTATTTGAAAGTTTTTCATAAAATTGTTTGTATCTGTATCAGCCTCTACTTCTACGGCAACTGTGAACAGTTCACCATTCAAATTTGAATATTTTTCTTCATTTTTTGTTATATAATATGCTTTAACTTTTTCTCTGATAAATCTGTTTCTTTCCTGACAAGTACCAACAAAATTAATCTGATTTTTAAGTTCTGGAAATTCTTTGAAATGCTCTTCAAGAACCTTGTTAAATTCGTTTGCTGTAAACGTGTCCAAACCCTTATATGAAACATTTGGTATACCCAAAACGTTTCTTGCATATTCCTCTGCCTCTGTTACGTCATCAGTCGGAACATCTCCGTTGTTAATTCCTATTATACCATAACTTTCTGAATTGTCAACAACTTTTTTAGAATGATTTGATTTTGGATAATTATGTTCACTGAAATAATCCCTGTCTTGTCCGGTCTGTTTAATGAAATCACGCATTTTTGCCTGCCGGTCTTTCACGAGAGAATTTGAATAATTCAAACTGTCCTGCATGACCTGCTTTAACTCTGGGTCGTCAGTCTCTTCAACGGCGACTTTGAAAGCAACCTGTTCACGTTTGGCGGAGCGTATTTCTCTTTCATATTGCCTTTGGATTTGCGAAATCTCGTACTGACTGTAAAGTTTGCCATTGTACAGAATATTCTTTTCGTCAAGTTTTTCAAGGTCTTTAGCAGAATAACTCGGCGTGGAATAGCCTTCGAAGAACGGATACCAGTCGTGACGGCAGTTCCAACCGCCGAAGCCGTCTCCTTTGCCGTAGCCAATCTGACGGAGTGACAGCACCTTTTTTCCGCTGATTTTCTTTCCGGCGTTCTTTCCAGACAAAGACACAAGCTGTCCCTGCCATTTTGCATGGTCGGGTCTCGCACCGGAATGTGCCGAAATCTCCATAATATCACAGCCGGATTCCTCAGCGTTCATCATACCGATTTCACGACAAGTCTGACCTACGCCGGTCAGAACCGCACGCCTCACAGCTACGTCGATACGCTCCATATGCCCCGACGGATAAAGAACCGTCGCACCCTGCTGAGCCGTTCTCTGAATTGCTTGCTTTATCGCTTCCTGATACGAAAAAGCACCGCTTGTAATCTGCATATACGCCTGATTACAGGCATTCATATATGCTGTCTGCGAGGTGTTTGCAGTAGTCAGAGTGAGATTTTTCATGTTTCCGAGAGTTTTTCTGTAACCGGCTTCCAGAGTCCTTCGTATCGCCGGAGACTGCCGTATATCAACCGGAACAAGACCGTTCTCACGATAGACCTCATTGTCGATTTCTACTGTTTCAACTCCTGCGTCCTCGAACAATGCTCTGACCTGCTGACTTGTTGCGTCAGTCTGACTTGCGATGATTTGCAGAATATCGTCGTATAACAGACCGGCTTCCTGAAGCTGTTCAATCTGGTGTTTAGCAGTTTCAGTGATTATTCCAGTCTTCATGATACGGCGGACAATATCGGAAATTATGTCGTCTTCAAGCTGTTCGTAAAGCTTCAAAATGTCGTCAGCACAGCCTTCATAGTATTCCGGAGACAGCATTTACACGCCTCCGAAAAGTCCGTCAGACTGCGGAATGTATTCGCCCGCCTGATTTTCGTCACAGTGAAAATACCACGAAATAAACTTTTCTTTGCTTAGAAGTCCGGCACTGACCATCTGCAAACGTCGCTGAAACTCCTTGTCCGTGTCCTCAATAACGCTGTCGCCCCACGTGCATACAATTTCTGCACTTTCCGACGAAATACTGCCGATTTTTGCGTACACCGAAACCGCATAGAAAAGGGCGTTTATCGCAGTTTCAAGGTTTTTCTGAATCGCCGAAACCTGCGTATACGAACGCTGTTTTGAGGTCTTTATTTCTTCGGCAGTTTTCTCGACGGTCTGAGGGTCTGACAGCGTTCCATAAGCCAGACCGCAGTTGAACTCAATTCGCTGTAATATTCTGTTAAAATAATTGAAATGTGAACTGTCACGGATTTCCGGCGAGAAGATATTATAGAAGTTTCCGTCCAGATTGTCAACGTCGTACTGCCTGTAAATACGGTTTTTTCGCTTAGGCAGGGCGTTTTCCTTAATCATGTCCATGCTTACATCAAGAGCGGTCTCCTTTGACTCGTACTCCCACTCAATTCTTGCCCACTGTTCATCAGCCTGACGGATAAGGTCAACCGCTCTCGCATAGACAGATACTCCCAGAGGCGAATCAAGGTCAATATCGTTAGCGGACGGCACTCGGAAGTACGAAAACAACGGTTTTTCAACGTTTGTAAAGGTTATATTTTCGACCAGTCCCGACCATTCCGGCACTTCACTGAACGGACATTCCCAGCCAATAATCTCGCTGTTAAGACTCTTGCAGACCTTGTTTTTTATAGTATGAGTATGGTTTTCAGCGTTGAATTCATGATACTCAATCAGCGTAAAACAGGCGTTTCCGATAGTTTTCCTGCTGACAAAAATCGCCGATGTCATGACTTTTCCGGCGAACGCAACAGGTGTGAAACAGTCTGCACGAATCAGGTCAATGAAGATTTTTCCGTGTGAAAGGTACGGCTTGAACATCATTCCGCCGAATGCAAGAGCAGTCTCAAATTCGTCGTCAAGACGGCTTGTGAAATCGTCGATTATGGCTTTATACGGACTTTTCTCGTCAGTCGTGATTTCGCTTTCCGTGAAAACTAGCCTTGACAGCTCCGAAGTAATAGCAGTCGGAAGTCTCAGCGAAATAACGTCATTTTCCAGCCATAGAGCGTTATTGGTGTAAATATCGTGCCAGAGTTCACTTTGAGTCTGCATTTCATGCGAAACAATTGTTTCATTTTTGCTGAAGAATTTGTTTATTGCTGATTTTATCAGGCTGAAAAAATTCAAGTTTATCCCTCCTCATGCAGAAAAATACGTCGCAGAACGGTATAGCAGAAGTAGCGTATATCGTCCATAGCGTGGTCATTTTCCTTGATAACAGCGTCCTTTCCGGACTTTTCGTCCCACCTGTACAGACAGAACTCACGGATTGTATCTTTACAGTTTTCACAGAAAAACAGCCTGTCATTGTCAAGCAGAGTCATTGTTGTGCGGATACCGTTAAGAACGTCGTTTCTTGCCTTTCTTACGCTGAATTTTCCGTGCTTTTTGATTGTCGTAATGAAACTTGCGGCGGACGGGTCAATAATCACATTCTTGATGCTGAATCTTTCTGCAATCTTTTCAAGCTCCGAATAATATTCTTCATCTGTCTTCTGAACACTTTTTCTACGACCGTCGTAATAGTATTCTTTAATTCTCACAGCACGTTTTTTTTCGACCGCCCACAGTCCCATAGAACATGGATTCATAGTACCATAATCAACCGAAATATAGTAAACCGCA